TCTTTCCAATCTACAGAACCTTCCGTCTCTACAACAGCTTTAAATAGTTGTCCTACATATGTTTTTACTGCATCATCTATTTCAGGCGTAGCACCTGATACTACTTGAAGTTTGCCATTTACATACTTAAACTCAGGAGCTCCTGGTAGATTTTTAAGTTTAGTCGACATCAAACGAAGTGTAGACATTTGTTTTTCATCACCAAGATTAAATTTACCGTCGCCGTCCGAACCATATAGAGTGTCTATTAACTCTTCATTTAAAGTAAGGAAGTCATCTCCTAATTTATTGTAATATTCTTCTGTTGTTTTTCTATACGTGTCCGCGGATATAAACATATCTTGTTGTTTTTTAACCATCTCTTGTTGTCTAGTTTGTTCGCTTCCAAACGCACTTAGATAAGTAACAAAATCTGCTGTGAAATCGCCGGTGCTTGTTTTTGCTAAAATAGCAGCAATCTCTGTAGGAGTTAGATTTTCTTCCTCAGCGGCTCCAGCAGCAACAGCTTTTTCCATATCTTCTAAAGTTTGAATTTCGTAGTTTATAATCATCTCTTTTACTTTAGCGGCAGTTCCACCGTCTTCGCCAATAGTCATAAGAGATTGTTTATTAGTAGTAAACCAGTTTTCCAATTCTTCTTGATTAAAATTACCTGTTTCTTTGTCTACTTCGGGTAAGGCTGTTAAAGGTTCTATACCCTCTACAGAAGTTAGTGCAAATTTACCTAACTGTTTTTCTAGCTCTACTTTTTCAGCTTCTAGTTCTTTCCTTTTACCTTCTGAAAGATTTACATTTGTTTGATTCAACTGAGTATTAACAGCGTTGAGTTTGGCTTCTATAGGACCTTTAATTTGTTCTTCAGCAACTTTTTTTATAGACGCATCATCTCTTTCATACTCTGCTTTTGTTAACCTAGCTGCTTCTCTTAATTGGTAGTTTCCTTTGCTTATTTTACTATTTACCTCTTCTAGTAACTCTTCTTTTGTTTTATCAGGCCCACGGCCTTCAGGAGCTTGAGTGACATAGTTTCTTTTCCTGTCACCTGGTTCTGTATAGTCATCAGGCTGTGCTTCTAAAAATTCTTTTCTTTGTAAAAGTTGAGGAAGGCGTTTCCAATTATTTCCTTCCATAGAATTCATACCTAATAATTTTGTTACTTTAGTAAGTTCAGAATCAACACCGCCGTAACCATAAGCACTCTTATACATATTTTCTACTTCTTCTACAGTAAAAGCAGTATTCTCAGGAGAATCCAAAATAGCATTGGCTGTAGCATAACCTTTTTTTGCTCCTTCGCTGCTTGTATCTTGTGTAGCCAGAGGTAAGCTAGATCTTTTACCTGCCTTTACTACAACATCTTTACCTATAGAACCAAATTGATTTCTACTCTCTTCTGCTTCAGTATTAAAGTCAGTTACTTCTTGGTTTATACCAGCAATAGTATTTAGTAATGCTTCGTTTCTATCTTCTAAAGGTGCGTCTGAATCATCTATTTCGTTAACTTGTGAGCCTATAACATTAAGCTTTTCTTTACCTGGTTTGTTTGTAAGATCAAGAACTCTATCAGATTGAGCTTTTTTAATCCCATAAGCTCTGTTATACAAAGCAGCAACATTTCCAGTTATCATTTTTTCAACTTCGTCCTGATTTAATTCTGCTACATAATCGTTAGGATCGTCAGAAGCAAACCAAGTTTTTGGACGTAACACCTGAGTATCAGGTCGCTGGTTCATTATTGCTACTTTACCTTCTTCTTTACCTGGAGCAAAACCAACAACCTTGCCTTGTTTGACTTTTCCTTCTTTTGTATCTAAAAATTGTCCAAAAGTGTTAGTAGCATTTAACAATTGAGGAATATACGATTCATTTACATATGCACCATCAGAATCTTTTTTAAAAAGTTCTTCGTAGTTAATACCTGTAAAATCACCTCTGTCTTCTGTAATAATACCGAGATTTACTCCTTGAGAATAAATAGATTCAGCTTGTGTTTTTCTTTGTTCAGTTGCTAGTTTTGTAGCGCTAGCGTCCATAGCAATCTGCCTAGAAGTAGGCCCGCCTAGTCTTCTAAGAAATTCTGAATTACTATCTGAAAGTGCCATTAGATTAACCCCGCTAAGATTGCTCCGCCCACTATAGAACCACCTAGTCCCATCATATTAGAATAATGTTGAGATTTTGCATTTTTATATGCTGCTTGTCTTGAAGCTGCCATAGCAGAAGCATCTCCTAGACCAGATAAAGCACTCTGGTTTACGCCTTGGCCTATACCAATTAATTCATTTAACAAAGCATCATTAACTTGTCTTTGTTGTACTCTTGCATTATTAGAAGTGTTTGCAACTCCTAATTGTCCGCCAAGCTGTAGTTGCCTATCTTGTTGTTGCACTTGAGCATTTGACATGCCTGCTCCACCGTAACGTTCTCTATTCCTTTGAGAAATTTCTCCAGCTAGTCTATTTTGTGTTCTTTGGTCTTCAACTGCTCTTTTTCTCAAACTATCATCATTAGTTTGGTTTAAAAGATCTAACTCAAACCCTCTAAAGTTTTTTACATAATCTAAATAATCTTGTCTAGTTATCCCAGCAAATGTGGCTTCAGGGTCTGATACATTAGGTAAGCCCGCCATAGAGCTATTAGCAGTATTTCTATACTGCCTCATGTCGTAATTTCCGCCGTATAAATCTTCGTATAACATTATGAGCTACCCCCTCCTCTGGATGATGGTGGTTTCGGTGTATCGTTTTCCTCTGAACTTTTAGGGTCAGGGGTGTCCGCAACTTTTTTAAATATGGAATCTGATACTTGTGTGGCAAAAGCGAAGTTAGCATTTCTTCTTGTTTGTTTTGCTTTTGCTAATTGTAATTGTTTAGAAGATTCTATCTTCGCAGCTCTAGCTAAACCTTGTTGTGCGTCTGCTTGCATGCCTCTAGCATTCTTTAGAACATTTACTTGATCGCCTCTTTTTGCAACCAGCCCTTGGTACCTACCTTGTAGTGCCTGGGCCCCAGCTGCAGAAGCCATATTTGCAGAAGCATCTACTGCTCTTGTAGCAGCTAAACTAGGTCTAGATAATGCTTGCATAGTGTCAGCTTGCGCTCTACCAGTAGCTACACTTTCATAGTTTTCAGTATTAGCTCTATCTCGTAAACCAGTTAATTTAGGCAGATAATTTTGTCTAAAAAAATTTTTCTCAGCCATAGAAACAGATGCAAGCGCTTTTTCTTGCGCACTAGCTTGAAACTCTGATTTTTTAGGTTTACTACTCATTCAACATCTTTCCTATAAATTCGTGTGTCTAACTTCCATCCAATCTTTTTGGTGTACGATTCCATCTCTGGAACTCGTGATCTCGCTTCGAGATACTTACAACCTGCGTCTTTGGCAAGGCTGTTAAACCACTCATCATGGGCCAACCATTCATGTCCGCCCTTTTCATAAGTATACGCTATCCATAGCAGTAATGTCTTGTCTTTTGTAAACGTATCAACCTCTATAGTTAATACCAAAAAACCTATAGGAGAGGTGTAAAGGAACGCTCGGTCATTTACACATTCACTATAAACATCCTCAGGAATAAAAGTAATAAAAGGGTCTTCTTTTATTATCTCAACTATGCCTGGTTTTACCTTGTCCCAACACTGACGTATGTCAGTATAGACAGGTTCCTCAATAGTCGATCTCCTTTCCGTACTTTCCATACCGTCTCCTTGGTAATCCTATTCCTTTGTACTTAACAGTTCTTTTTACTCCCAGGTCTCCGCCTCGGGCTCTTAATTCTGCGTCTCTTATTTCTGCATTAAAAGCAAACAAATAATCTTGTGCTGCACCTACATCACTCCACTCTCGATTAGGCATTCTTAACAATCTGTATAAAGTGCCGTAAATAATAGCGTCTCTGTATTGATTAGAAACGGTCGTGTCTATGTTGTTTGAAGTCCTACTAGGCTTTAATGCTACGCTAGTTATAACTTCTTTTGACCCACTTGGGACGGGTACTATCCAGAATGTAGATGGTGTTTTTTGTAAATAGACATGTGGATTGCCTGTTCTATTTCTCCAATCTGGGTAGTTTAACTCTAAACTTCGAGGGCTAATAGGGTCCATATCCCTACCATCGTGTGTCATTAATAGAACTTGATGTACTTCCGTACCAGTGGGTATATCAAAGTCATACTCATAAACCCCTGAAATTGTATTAAAGGGGTCTATGTCGAGGATGTATGCTTTTGATCTTTCACAAAACTCTATTGTTGCGGAACGTAAGTTTTGCTCTACCAAAGAGTCTGGGCATAAAGGTACGTAAGGTAAGACTTCTTTAACTAAAGAAGAGTAGGCTGCCACATTTACCTACCTTGCTGTTGCATTACCTTAGGAACAGCGCCTATGTTAGAAACTGGGTCATTGTTTGGATCTAACAACATTTGAGCCGAACTACCTTGTCCAATACTAGCTGTAAATAATTGATAATGGTTTTGTGCTCTTTGTGCGTTTCCTGCGTACTCTGCATCTTTCATGTATGATCTATACAACACAAAATCAATAATTGCGTTTGCATATATATCATCTACTGAAATAGTAGAAGAAGCGCTTGATAAATCAGTAGGTGAATTAGAAAATACAATCTCTACATACGCGTTACCAGCTACCCCTGGGTACACGTAGTAATTTCTTGGATCATCTTCATCAAACATGTAATGTTTAACTACTGTTCCATGAGCGGCATCGCCGGCTACATTTGGATCATTCCAATCTGGTTCTTGGGTATTTAAGATATCAGCGTTTACTATTCTAATTGCCCTTTTACCAGTAGCACTACCACTTGTACCATTCATGTTCCTAGTCAATTTAATTAACCTTAAACCACCAGAAGGTAAACTTTGTTTAGTACCTGTAACTAATTGTACGTTAGAAGTTGTTGCTGATGACTCAGGTCTGAAATTTACAATTTCTCTCTGAGCGTCGTTTATATACCTAATTAACTCAGCTTCTGGCCACCTAACACTAGTAGTGTCTTGTAAAGTGTCCTGAATTCTAGCTAGTAAATTAGCGCCTGTAAGTGTCCCTGCCATAATGTTACTCCGCTGCTTTGATTTCCTCTATTAAATCTGATTTCTTTTTGCGTCTATCGAGTTCGATACCTATAGTACGACCGTGAGCTTCTAGTTCAACCTTTGTCATAGATTCTAAATCTATTGACTCTTCTTCAACTACAACTTCTTCTTCGACTACAACTTCTTCCTCGACGACCGGAGCTTCTTTTACTCCTTCTTTTACTTCTTCACAACCTGCTTGTAAACAAAGTAATCCTAAATCATGACCTACCTGTTTTGGCTCATTTGCTACTAGATGCACACTTGCACCCCAAGTAGAAGCCACCGTTATGTCTTCTTTTGATTTTATCCACATAATTTTACTCCTTAAATATGGGTGACTTTAGTAAGCCACCCATAAAATATACCACAATTAATATGCGACATCTAATCTAATAACACCGAAGTCTTCAGCTTGTCCTGTGACATCTGAATGATACTTAGGCTTCTTAAGACCAAATATTTTACCAATTGAAATACCGTTCTGGTTTCCGTAGTCGAATGTATCTTCTACTATCTCTGGAGCACCAATATCAGCCATAGCTAATGCTTGAGCACCACAGAATAAACATGAAGATCCATTTACGTCAGCATTTGCACCCCACTTATAACCAGCAGAACCAGCATTACTTGAAGTACCTGATGTTGCGCCAGTAGTGTTGAACACATGTCTGAACTCGTGAACCATAATTCCGTCTACCATTAGACTTGAAGAACCTGAGAATAAGCTTGAACCTGGTCCTCTTACTCCAGCTTGTCTTACGTTAGCAAGGAAGTCTGAATCAAGTTTTAGGTCAGCCATTACTTGAGGTGTCACAAATAAATGATATGTTTCATCATTACCTGCGCCTCTTAGTCCTCTGATGTACTGATCTTTAGCATAAGCTTTTAGATCAACAATGGCGCTATAGCTTAGTTTGTCAGCTGCAGCAACTGCAGTAACATCACCAGCTACGATACCATTAGTAGCATCAAATCTTCTATGTCTATTAGAAGTTGGGGCGGTTACGTCTGAACCAAACGCTAAGTCGTTTAGATTTTGACCTGAATTCATTTGCGGTCTTAAAGCACCGTTATTTTTCAAGTTATATCCAATACCACTTAAAGTAAGGAACGCTAATTGGTCCATTCTGTCAGCCATTGCATAAGCAAGAGCGTCTCTTGAATGTTCCCTAAAGTTCACAACTGATTTTTGATCAGCCAGTCTACCAGACAGTCTGTTCGCAAATCTTAGTTGATCGAGCCCTACGACTATGTCGAAAGCTCTTAGTGCCTCTTCATTTCCTTCGAGAGTGTTGTCTCCAACAATACCATCACCAGTCATGTCAGCTAAAAGTGTTAATACAGCTCTAGCTCCCTTTTCTGATTGAGTAAGTTCAGATATAGTCTGAACCATTGCGTTAGATCCGCTACCCGCGAATTGGTTAATGAAGGACATATTTCTAGCTACTCGCCAGAAATCTCTAGACCAGATGGTTAACTGCTCACTGGTCAACGCAGCAAAATTTGTATTTGCCATGATTATGTCTCCATAAAATTAATTATTAACCAGTCGACTTTTGGAGCGACTTTTATCCGTATACCCACTATCGTAGGGGAAACGCTCTCGTTGTTTACGGATTACGAATCCGGTCAGTTTTACGCACTAACAGGCGAATAACGATTTTTAACAGGAACGACCCTGGTAAGATATCGCTCTTACGTGCGAACTTATTTCATTTATATCACAGTTTATCCGAAATCACCACGCATTCTGCGTAAAGTTTCCTCGGGTAAAGCTTCAAATTCATCTGCTGATAATAAATTTACATCAACTTTTTTCTCAACTTTCTGTGTACCAGACTTCATTGTTGGTGGTTGAGACTCAGCTGCTGCTAATTTTTTGTTTGTATTTGCTACTTTCTTTTTCTGTGCTACTTGTTTTTGTTGAGTGTTATCTACAACAGGAGCTTGAGCTACAGGTTGTACAACATATTTTACTGCTTTTTCTAAAGCATCTGCTCCACTAAAACCTTGTACCATAAAGGCATCTCTTAGGTCCATAACTTCCTCTGTTGCAGCTTTATCATAAGCAGCGTTGTTTTCGTCTAGGTGAGGATAAGCATTTTGTATTTCTAGAGCTTTATTTTGTAAAGCCATAGCTTCTGTACTTTGTTGAACAGTCTGGCCCATTTGTTGTTGTACTTCAAACATCATAGTTTGTTTTTCAGCTTGTCGTATCTCAGCTCTTAAAGCTGCTGCTTCCTTAGAATTACCATTTAAAATATGATCTTGGTATTCAACTTCTTTAGCCTCAAAGTCATACGCCGGGGCTTCAGTAACTGTTTCTATAGGGTTAGTAGCTTCTTGTAATTGTTTTGCTAAAGCTTTTTGTTTTGCTAAAACTTCATCAAACCTAGACTTAGGAATCATAGGTTCTTTTGTTTCTGCAACTGCTTCCTGTACTGGTTCAACAGGTTGTTGTGTATCTCCGTCATCTTCTGCCAATACTGTTTCTTCTCCTGAATCTTCTTGGCTTTCGTCTGCAACTTCAACGACTTCCTCTTCTGTTTCCGCTTCAGGCTCTTCAACTGGTTCTTCTTCAGCTTTAAGTTCTTCGACTTCTTCAATTTCATCCTCCTTGGGAAATTCTACTTCTTCATCAGGGCTATCAAAGTTCATGTCAACTTCAAACCCTTTTGCATCTTCTTCTGTTTTTGCATCTGCACCAGGCATTGCATCAAACATCACCTTATCGTCGTTTTTATTTTCTTCTGCCATTTTTATTTACCTCCTGTAGGTTTCATGGCTGCAGCAGCCATTTTAGCAGCAGCTGCAGTATCGCTTTGGTCTTTACGCATTTGGTTAGTCAGTTCTGACAACTTCTCACGTAGACCTAGTTCCTCACGTTTAGATTGAATTTTACTTTGTAATTCAGCAACCTTCAACTGTGGATCCATTTGCTCGTTTTGTGCCTTAGCCATATTCAGCTCAGCAGCAGTTTGTAAGTTTGTTACTTCAGCTTCTAGTTTAGCTATCTCAAGCTGCGTACTTCTGATTTGTGATTCCATTTGGAATTGTTGTAACTGTACTTGTTCTTCTGTTGGTGGTGCTGTTCCTTCTAATTGTCTAATTCTATTAGCTATGTCTGCTTTACGTGATAAATGCGAGTACTCTACTATCATGTCATTTGGTATAGGCACTCCAACATTTCTAAGTTCAATAGCTTCTGCAA